TGGCAGAGAAGAAATTGCTAGTAAAACTGCCATGAGTGATGCATTAACTGGTGGTGTTAAAACTCCTTCACTTGATAAAGAAACAATGATTGAAGAAGAAAGAGAATCTGATGCTCAATTTGGTGAAACAAAAACAATATTAGAAAAAATACTAGAGGCACAATTAGAAACAAACGAACTATTAGGTGGTGATAAAAAGGCAGATGGACCAGGTTTTCTTGCAGAAGCTGTTGACACAGTAAAAGACGTTGCACCAGAGGCAGCAGGTGGTGCGGCAATTTTATATAGAAAAAAAATAGCAGGTATGGTTGGTAAGATGTTAAAGGGTTTTGGTATTGCTACACCAATTGCAACTAAATTGTTAAACTATAGCAAGCCACCAAGTGATTTAAAAGGTGGTGCTGATAATAACGATACAGATAAAAAGAAACAAAAATTAAAAGATGGTCAAAAACAATTATCAAAATCAAAAAGTGTACTTAAAAAGTCAACATCATTTGCTAAAGGTATTTTAAAACCATTGGCACCAATTATTGCAACATATGATGCAGTTACAGGATTTATGAATGCTGATGAAATACTACAAGCAGCACCAGAGGAGACACTTACTTGGTACGAAAAATCTATTGCAGGATTATCAAAAGCATTAGATTCATTTACATTTGGTGCCTTAGATGCAAGTAAAACTGCTAGATTTTTAACTGGTAGAAGAACTGAAGAAGAAAAATTAGAAGACGGAGCAAACATACCATCCATTTCTGGCAATCCATCTGTTGATGAGGGTGCTAGTGTGGGTATGGATTCTTATGTTTCAACTCAAAAAGCAGATGAGATTATGTCAGAAAATATGAGTAAAAATGTTGAAGCACAGGCATCTATAGTCAATAGCAACAACATTATAGGTTCTGGTAATGTGACCAACAATATAAGTAACACTCAAAGAGGTTCAAGTGATTCAGTACCTTTAACACCAGAAAATCTTGCTAATGAACTTTTAACAAATTCTTACTAATAACGAATAAATATTAACATGTCAAATAATAACTTTTTAAACAGAATATACAACGGTACGTCCTTAAGAGGTAAATATGCAAAGACAGAAAATAATATACGTAATACCTCAGATACAAGTAGAAATTTTAAAAAATTTGCTGGGTCAAATTTAACTGTTTATCCTGAACAGGCTGCTGATCAACAACATTTTATCATATTTGATATATTAGAAAGAGGACCTGGCACTACTACGTTACCAGGAACTGCTGGTCCAGGATCATCTGCCATAGGAACTGGTGATGTTCAAAAAATTATACAAGGAAAGACAAATTTTTTAGGTAATGGATTTGGAGGACAATCAGCAAGAAGACGTGTGGTTCAAACAATTGCATTGTATATGCCACAAACATTATCTTTTACAACTAAAGTAAACTACGGTGAAATGGAGGCAGGATTATTTACTGGTGCATTACTAAAAATTAAAAACGAGATGGACAAACAAGAGGGTGTTTTAGGCACATTAAAGGCCATGATACCCGCAAAAGAGGACATAGCAAAATATATACCTAATGAAACTGCTAAAGCAGTTTTTCAAAAGACAACAAACACAGCGCCAGCAGCTTACAAAGACGTTTTATTTGAAGGTATAGACTATCGTAACTTTAACTTTACGTTTAAGTTTACACCAAGAAATCCTGCTGAAACTGAAATGGTAGAAAGAATATGTGATACTTTTAAATATCATTCGTTACCAGCATCAAAAAGTGAAAAAGGTGGACCTATTTCAGCATATAACTTACCAGAAGAATTTGTAATAAGATTCTATTATAAAACAGCACCAAACAAGTATATTGACTCAATAGGACTTTGTGCTTTGCAAGAAGTAGGAGTTAATTATGGTGGAGATAAATTTTCAACACATAAGGATGGAAGTCCTGTTACCACAGAATTAACATTATCATTTAGAGAACTTGAACTTATTGATAAACAAAGACATAGACAGTTACGTAGATTGAGAGATGGAGATTAAAAATGCCAAAGTATTTCAGTTACTATCCTAAGATTTTGTATGATGTGGAAGGTAATGGTAATCCTAAAGTAATAACAAATCTTTTAAGACGTGTTAAAATTAAAAATGGATTAAAGGAAGCAGCATCGCTGTTTGATGAGGTTGAAGTACAAAATGGTGAAACACCAGAGATATTAGCAGACAACTTTTATGGTGATCAAAAATACTATTGGATTATATTGTTATTTAATAATATCAAAGATAGATTTTACGATTGGCCGTTAGACAACGTACAGTTTGAAAGTTATGTAAATGACAAATACACAAATCCTAATGCTGTTCATCACTATGAAATAACACAAGAAAGTGGTCCTACATCATCAAATGATGACTCACACAAAATACAAGTAAACAGCACAACACCAGGTGCAACTGCTGTTACTAATTATGAATATGAAGAAAGATTACAACTAAAAAAGAGATTGATAAGAGTTTTAAGACCACAGTTTTTATCTTTGTTTATGGTTGAGTTTACATCTCTAATTAGTTAATATGAATTATGCCAAGAGAATTACACACAGATCCACCTCAAACAAATACAGTAGAATACGATAATAACTTTTATCGTTATCAAGGTGACACAAGAATCAGCAACGTACTTTTGTATAGTTATCGTGGTAAAGATGGTCCTATATTAGACATTACAGACTCGACAGCAACAATCACAATATATCAAAGCATAGATAACAATTTTATTACTGGTGATTTGTTACTTAATGATACAAAGGGTCTGTATTCTAAATTTCCTATTATAGGACAAGAGTTTTTAGAATTTAAAATGAGAACACCTATAGATAACGGTGGTGATGAAGAAATAGATTTTACAAACTTCAGATTACATGTACACAAAGCAAAAGCAATAAAGTCAACTCAAAACGCACAAGTAGTTTTACTATCATTTTCATCAGTAGAGTTAAGCCGAAATCAAAGAGTTAAAGTATCTCAATCAATGACAGGTACCTATGGTGAGATGGTTGATAAAATGATTAAAGGTAAAAAGTATTTAAATAGTAAAAAGGTGGTAATGGTTGACGATACAAAGGGTAATGATAAAATTGTTTTTCCTAATTTAAGACCTGTTGATGCAGTAAACATGTTGGCATCTATAGCAGAACCACAAGATTTTAAATCTGCTGGTTATAAGTTTTTTGAAAACAAACGAGGTTTTCACTTTAGATGTATTGAAAGTTTATATCGGTCAGCACAAAACAATAATGAGTTAAGACCATTTATTGCTTATTATGATTTAAGAATATCAGGTCAACCATCATTTGATGTACCTGCTTTAGACCCGACCGAGATATTACAAAAACCATATGGATTTAAATATAACACAGAATTGGATACCGTAAAGTCATCCCGATTAGGACACTTTGCAAGTAAAAACATCTCACATGATATGTTTTCAAAGACATATAATACACATAGGTCAAGTTATACGGAATTGTATTACAGAAAATTACATATTGATAATATAAACTCATCCTCATATCATGGTATGATGCCACCTGGTGCAGCCGAGTTAGATGATGAACACACACCAGATAGTAAGACTTATGGTTTAAACAATCCAAAAATACTAAGTGCCTTAAAAAAGACACCAATTGGTCAATCTTACAATAGATCAAAGTATTCAGATTATTTTGATAGTCGCCTACGTTTAATACCTGATACAAGCAATTTACATGAAAACATTACAACAGGTGATCAAGGTCGTATTTCTGCTGATTACACAAACAGTACTGATACGTCCAGATTTATTTCAATTACTATTGAAGCACCTGGTAACTTTGTTGTTTCAGCAGGTGACCTTGTGTGGGTTGATTATCCAGAATTTGTTGAAGAAGTTGCAGAGGAACATAACATTGAAGATGTAAATCCTATGTTGTCAGGACGTTATCTAGTTAAAAGTGTAAATCATACCGTAGATTTAGTTTCAAATAATCACCGTATGTCAATGATTGTAGAAAGAGATATATTTTCAACATATCAGGAGTTACCAACATATGACTTTCCAGAGTATTCAACAAAAGTGACAAATGTATTATCATCTGCTATATCTACAAGCACATATACACCAATAGATAAAACAAAGGGATTTATAACATTACAAGATGGTTCTAAAAAAGTGCTAGATACCATTAATAAGAAAGTACCAAGCGCACAAATACAAACAGTTGAAGATGTAATAGATAGACTTGGTTTTAACGCAAGCCGACTTACTGACGCACAAAACAAGGCAGTAAATGCTGTTGTCAATAGTGCCACAAATAGAGTTAAACAAAACAAGTATATTGCCGCTATAAGTGATAAGGTTGCAGAAAGTAAATCTGTGATCAATAACATAGTCAAAAACGTGTCTGGGATCGCCCTCCCGAACGTTCCTACGAGCATTGAGGGTATAAAACAGTTAGGACTATCAAAAGGTATAAATGCCATTGCTAGCAAGTTAAAAGACAATGCTTTTGTTAAATCAGCAATAACAAACTTTAAACAGTTTAGATCAAGTGCTAGGTCTTTTATTAAAGGATTATTCTAAGATGATACAAACATTGAGCATCCTCAAAGTTTATTGCGAGTTTGAAAAAATTTTCCAGACAAGGGTTAAAGCGGCCCTATGTAAGGTCAATGTAGAGCAAATGTACAAAGAATGTAAGAAACAAACTAACAATTATATCATCTAACAGCAGCAAAGACAATTTGAACAGATATGATAGTCAATAACACAGAAAAGTCAATGAAACAAAGAGTTATTCACATAAGGCCTCTAATCAGTGCTACGCACCGCGGCTCGTACGCAAATTGTTTAAATACGGATAAATATAATAGCATGAGTGCTTTAAATACGGTCATTTATGGGAATTTTTAAAAATTATTAGGAGAATTATGGAACAGTATTCAGATTTTATGGGCAGAGATGGATTTGTATGGTTCATTGGAGTTGTTGAAGATCGTAAGGATCCTGAGAAACTTGGCCGTGTTCGTGTACGTTGTTTAGGTTTTCATACAGATGATAAAGAGTTATTACCTACGGCCGATCTACCTTGGTCGCATCCTTTGTTACCTATTACTTCATCAGGCATATCTGGTTTAGGTCAGACACCTCTTGGCCTTGTTGAAGGTTCGTGGGTATTAGGATTCTTTAGAGATGGTAAATACGCACAAGAGGCCGTTATACTTGGATCATTGCCAGGCAAACCTACTTACACAGGTGTAGAGCAATTACAAAAGGGTCTAGGATTTTCTGATCCTAATGGTGTCTATCCTTTAGAGGCATACAAAAATCACGCAGATACAAATAAACTGGCCACCAATGATGTTGAGATACCTATACTTGAATTGCGTAAACTTGACAGAATACTTGGTGTACCTACGGCGTCAACAATAGCAGTATTTGACGCAGCTTCTGAAGGAGAACTGTGGTCCATGCCTGAAAACACTTACGCTGCTGAGTATCCCTATAATCACGTATTTACAACTGAAAGTGGCCATATACGAGAATATGACGATACACCCAATGCTCGTAGAATATTAGAATATCATGCAAGTGGTACAGAAACAGAAATTACCAATGATGGTACAAGAACCACAATTATTAAAGCATCCGATTACAATGTAACAGAAAACAATAGTAACGTCTATATTAAAGGTAATAGTAATACCACCTTAGGCGGCCATTACAAACTCTTTTTAAACACAGATGGTAAAACAGGCAATAACTATGATATACAGGTCGGACCTAATGCAAATGTCAATATACAAGTAGATGGTGGTAACGTCAATGTATCTGCCTTTACATCACAAAATGGCCCTCAAACAGTAGGTGGTGATATTAATCTATTTGCAGGTAAAGACATTACTATGGCCGCTACAGGTCAGTTAACCATTAGTGCCAATAAAATCATAGAAACATCACAGACAACGACCACAAGAAGTGCTCAACAAGAGTATCACACATACGGTAATCCAATTGACCATAATTAAACACTATTAAAACTGGCTGGGTTTTCTAATCTATAAAAGTAGTAAGTAACATATGAATATAACGAAGCGGCAAACTCAAGGCAAAACCTTAGCCTCATATAGAAAAATTTTTTTCGTGCTATTTTTTGTGTTATTAGTCGGCTGTGTCAAAGTGTCAATAGCGTGTAAAGTAGATAATATAGAAGAAATCGCATCCGCGGTCGAAGACTGTAAAGAAAACCCTACTATGGGTATTAAGGGTGAGTTCTGAGGAGATAAACTTTTATACATAGTTATGTTGAGTCCCAGAGGAAAGTGCTAGAGCTAGCAATATGATTACAATTACAGAAGCAGCAAAGTGGCGTCTATTTCAAGTTAAACTGAAAAACAAATCTCGTTACATACGTTTAGATGTAAAGGGAGGTGGGTGTGCAGGTTTTAATTATGAATGGTCTTTTACAGAGGATAAGGAAGACAATGATATGTTATTAGAAAACGTTTTATTAATATCAAAGGATTTAGAGTTTTACTTATTAGGTACAGAATTAGATTATATAGATGAGGCCTTTAAAAGCGAGTTTGTAATACGTAATCCAAATAGTAAGTCTAGTTGTGGCTGTGGGGAAAGCTTTAGCGTCTAAAAATTTTTCGCTTTCTGAGAATATAATCTTTAATGTTAACTGTGCGGAATTTATGAAAAAAGAAAACATTCCTATATTAATTAGTAATCCTCGATGTGGCTCTACGTGGGTACATTCTTATATTCGTGCTTTTTATTGTAAGGTAGGTTTAACGTTACCATCCTATAAAGATGATGAGTTTTTTGCAACACACTATTTACCTGAAGTAGATATAAAACAAAAAATACAAATTATTGAAAATCTAAAAGCAAGTAATTTGGAGTTATGTCATAAAATACATGTCGGTATGTTTTTAAACAATAATGTTTTATGGTCTTGGTTTAAAGAGTTTTACAAAGATTATAGAATCATAATACTTAAACGTAGAAACATTTGGAAAACTTATATTAGTTGGTTATTTCATTCTACTATAAAAAATACTTTATTAGATTATAATGCTTATGATAAAGATATAAATGTTCATCCTTGGCATAAGACCAATTTAATGTCTGAGGATGTATTAAAATCCACAATACAAACTTATTCTATTGAATTTAAACATAACAATGCTCATCTTCACTACTTTACAAATTCAATACGTTTTTTACATGATGAAATTATACCTACGTTTAATACAAAACCTATTTTTTGGTTAGAGGATTTAACCGATGAAATGTTAATCAATATGTTTGGTGTAGAGATACAACAACATGTCACACCTTTTAATCGTTTAAATTATGAATCTTATTTTGCAGTTGAACAATTAGACATATTAAAAACTAAATTTACTGAAAAATATGATAATGAATTTCAGTACTATGGTTATAAATACTAGCACATAATTTTATATTTTATTTCCCGAACATTGTTGATTAACTTACAAAGGACTTACACTTATGCCTAAAAAGCCTAAGAAGATTACTATATCGTCTTTAAAGAAAAAGGCACCTAAGGTACCAGACTTTACCTGTGTGTCTATTGATAATGTTATTGAAAAATTAGAAAAACTTGTTGAAAAGAAAAAGGCGTTAGATAAAAAATCTTTAAAAGACTTAACAAAACGATTAGAAAAATTAAGAACGGCCAATGAAAATCTACGAGAAGGTGGTATCTATTGGTACGAAAAACTAAAACTGTTATTAAAAAGTAGATAGGAGGTCTCCTATGAATTATTATTTTACAGGTACCCTTATAATATTGTTTATTTTGTTTTCATTATTAGTTACACCCTACCCATATTAAGCTTTTGTTACAATAGGTTTTCCTATGTTAAATAAAATAAAAACCTCACCGAGATATAATTAACAAAAACAAAAAGAAAACTCTCGGTGAGGAAAAATAACCCTTAAAGGGTAACTGTAAAACTAGTCATCATCTCCAAAGTCTATCATCTGTTGGACAATTTCAAAAGTATCATCTAAGGCCTTACCATCTTCAGTATCCCAAAATCTATCTGAAGAACCGTTTGGTGCAGCTTCTGACAAAGTATAACTTTTATGTTCTCCATCGTTATAGATACCAGCAAAATCCATGCCAGGTTCATAATATTGTAAATTTACATAAACATCATCAGTATTATCATAAAAGTAATCAAACGCTTCTGTAGGTGGTCCCCATGCAGATTGAAAAGAAAAGCATAGTTTGTCACCATCTCTTTTTGTACCATAAAATTCAGTTACATCCCATTTAGTTCCCCAATTATCTACTGACCATTGATACCAATTATCTTTTTCTTCAATTGGCATAGGTCTTAAATGATTTAATAGACCGTGTTTTCTTTCTTTATCATTATTTTTTTCATCAACAATGGTCTCTATATCATCTAGTATTTTTTTAGGACCTTTTATCTCAACGTAATTATCACACCAATTTGGCATTATGCAACCTCCAACATTGTCATTGGTACTCTATAAATTCTACCAGACAAATCAACTAAACATTTACTATTCATAATTTTGGTAATTACACCTGGAGTTTTTTTAGTTTTTTGTACAACATTAACCTTTGTACCAACTTTCATTTCATTTCTAACTTTAGATTTAATTAAAGTATCAATTATAGCCTTCGTGTCATTTAATTGACTAATACTCATTTTGTTTAAAGTTTCTATCATCATATATATTTCTCCTATTAGTTATTATTTTAGATATAAAGGTCCTGTCCATTGAATAGGATAGTTACCTGTTAATACATTGCCTCTTGGTGAGTTTAACGCAGGTGCATTCCAACCAGCGGCTTTCAATATATCACCTTTTTTAAAATGTTTAAAGTCTTCTTTTGCAATAAAACAAAAAACACCAGTATCGTGTACAACTTTAATATATTTTTTACCTTGTGTAACTTTTGTTTTTTTATCCCAAAGTTCAACTTGTTCTTTTGAATAACCAGTAAGTTCTTTACCACCAGAGGTAGACATTCTTACATAGTCTTCTTTAGCACCAGCCATTAAGTTTTTAATTCCTTCGTCTAGTGTGTTAGCAGTTTTGTCAACGTGTATTGTCATAGTGTTTTTCTCCTTTATTATTTGCCAAATACGGCAGTTAGTGTTCCAGTAAATAATCCAGTCATTGTTAACATAGTAGCAACGAACCATTGATCAGCCTCAACAGCCCCAGCAGCGCCAACCATACTCATTATAAAAATTACTCCAAAAAATACAGTAAGATTTTCTTTTATCTTGTTCATAGTGTTTTTTTCCTTTGTTATATTGTTCATATACTATTAATATACCGTATTTTTATGTAAAAATCAAGTAAAAAATGGAATAATTGTCCGATTCTTACGTAGCTTGTCGGTATTCTGGCACATAAAGAACAAAAGTAGAACAAAAATCGTTATAAATAGTAGAAAAACCATTAAAAAATGAGGAAATTATGGCAAAAATGCGTGAATTTCTGTTCTGGAACGAATCAGGACAAGAAGAAAAGAAAGAAAATACAAGTTTTAAGAAGGCTGTTAAGTCAGTACAAGAAAATTTTAAAAATCAACTGATTGGATTTGAATATATTAGTAAAAAAGGCAAAAAAATTGTGTCTTCAATACAATTACCACTTGGTAGAAAGAAAAAGTTAGGTAAATAATGGCAAAAGTATCAAAAACCTTTGTAGCAAGAGAAAAATCTTACAAAAAAACTTCACTAGGTACTAAAAAACGAAGTGTTAAGTTTTCATCAATGAATAAATCTAAAAAACGTAGTTGGAAAGCCTATAACGGGCAAGGAAAATAGAAATATGGCCGTAAGAGAGGGAGATTTTTTAACTACTGGTCATGGATGTACGTCAATTACTACTTTGGCAATTTCTTTAATTAGAACAGTATTGGCAAATAGAATTGTGGGTGCTGTAAGAGGGACTCCCGTATCACCTCATACTATTCCAAACGGTGACGATCCGCCAAAATGCGTAAGTCACTCAGCAGTTTTAAATCAAGGTTCACCAAATGTTTTAATAGGCGGTATACCTTGGGGTCGTGTGGGTGATAGTGCTGATAATGGTGCAATGATTTCTGGATCCTTAAACGTTTTAGTAAACGGTAGATAATTCATATAAATATTGATATGGCCTACTCAAACTATGACGCAACAACAACAAATAAAAGTAAAAGATCAAACAGAATCTATAGTGATTTAAATTTGAGTTTTACTAAAAATCCTGCCACAAAGGATGTTGCAAAAGTTTTTGATATACAGGCAATTAAAAGAGCTGTTAAAAATATAATTTTAACAAACAAATATGAAAGACCTTTTAATCCAGATTTTGGTGCAAGTTTAAGAGATTATCTTTTTGAAAATTTAACACCACCAATTTTGATTAAAATAAAAGATAGAGTTGTTACCGCTATTGAAGACTTTGAACCTAGAGTACAAGTCGAAGATGTTATTGTAAGAGAAGACTTTGATGGAAATGGTGTGAACATTACAGTTTCGTTTTTAGTAATAGGCACAAGTGAACCAATAACACTAACAACATTTTTACAAAGAGTAAGATAATATGTCAAATCACAAGTTACAAATATCAGAATTAGATTTTGAAAATATAAAAGCATCATTAAAAAGATTTTTATCAAATCAAAATGAGTTTAAAGATTATGACTTTGAAGGCAGTTCGCTTTCAATTTTGTTAGACGTGTTATCATACAACACACACTATCTGTCATATAATGCTAATTTCGTAGCAAACGAAATGTTTTTAGATACAGCTGAACTAAGATCAAGTGTGGCATCATTAGCTAAACTTGTAGGGTACACACCTATTTCAGCAAGAGCACCTGTTGCTGATTTAAAAATAGTTATTAATGATGGTAGTGGTTCCACAATTACTATTCCAGCAGGTACAAAATTTTCATCTGTCATAGATGAGGTGTCTTATTCATTTGTTACTGTAGGTGAAAAAGTTATACAACCTGTTGATGGTGTATACACAGCACAAAGTTTAAATGTATATGAGGGTACTTACGTAAGTTATAATTATGTTGTTAATACATCTGACGTTGATCAAAGATTTTTAATACCAAGTGATAAAGTTGATACCACAACTATCAGAGTCACCGTTCAAAATAGTTCTTCAGATTTAACAGTTAACACATACACTAAAGCAACATCAATTACACAATTAGATGGTACATCAAAAGTTTTCTTTTTACAAGAAGCTGAAGATGGTCAATATGAAATATATTTTGGTGATGGTGTTATAGGTAAAAAATTAGATGATGATAATATTGTTACTATAAGTTATGTTGTTACAAACCAAACAGAAGCAAACGGTGCATCAAGTTTTAATGTTTTAGGATCTATTGCAGGATTTACAGACATTACCATTACTGTAAACTCAAATGCACAAGGCGGTTCAGAACCTGAAACAATAGAAAGTATTAGAAAAAATGTTCCTAATTTTTATTCATCACAGGATAGAGCTGTAACAATAGAGGATTACAAATCAAAAGTAAAACAACTATATGCTAACACACAAGCAGTTTCTGCTTGGGGTGGTGAAAATGCTGAAACACCTTTTTATGGTAGAGTTTATATTTCTATTTTACCAACAAGTGGCTCTAATCTTACTGAGTCAACAAAGGCAAGAATAGTAACAGACTTAAAAAAATATTCTGTTGCTTCAGTTACACCAGTTATTATTGATCCTGAAATTACAAATGTGCTATTAACTTCAACAGTTAAGTTTGATGAAAAAACAACAACAAAAACAGCTGATACTTTAAAATCAAATGTTATTGATACTATTACTAATTACAATTTAAACACATTACAAAAGTTTGATACAATGTTTAGGCATTCAAAACTTACAGGTCTAATTGATGATACAGATGAAAGTATTTTATCAAATATTACTACAGTACGATTAAGAAAATCTTTTTTACCGACAATTGGAAGTTCTACAAAATATACAATTAACTTTGCAAATGCATTATACAATCCTCATAGTGGCCATGCTTCTGTTGAAGGTGGTATATTATCTTCAACAGGATTTAAAGTAGATGGTGATGCTACAAATGTTTGGTTTTTAGATGATGATGGTCAAGGCAATGTTAGAAGATATAGAATGGATGGTTCTGTAAGATCATATGCTAATAACACACAAGGTACAATTAATTACTTAACAGGTTTAGTTGAAGTTAATTCTTTAAATGTTTCAAATATAGAAAATATAAGAGGTGCAGCTTCAACAGTTATCGAAGTAACAGTAAAACCAAATTCAAATGATTTAGTTCCAATACGAAACCAAATATTGGAAATAGATGTTGCAAATAGTTCGGTCACAGTAGAGGCTGATACTTTAGTTGGAGGCTCAGCAAATGCTGGTATTGGTTATACCACGACTAGTAGTTATTAAATGAAATGGCCGACTTTAAAAATAAAATATCAAATCTTCTAAATTCACAAGTACCTGATTTTGTACTTGAAGATCATCCATTATTTTTAGATTTTGTAAAAGCATATTATCAACTTTTAGAATCAGCAGAAATTACTTTAACAAACATTGGCGATCCAGATCATCTTCAATTAGATAGTGCCACTGGTGCAACAAACTTTATATTGTTAGATGGTACAAATGTAAACAAAGATGATTCTACAGATAGAATACTTTTAGAAAATACATCATACGGTGATTTTTTAAACGGTGAATTAATTACAGGTTCTACATCAGGCGCTACCGCAACAGTATTAGTAGAAGATGTGGATGCAGGTTCTCGTTTATTTGTTACACATCAAAATAAATTTATAGAAGGTGAGTTAATTACAGGTTCATCTTCAGGTGCTCAGGCAAACATTGGTAAGTATAGAGCTAATCCAGTTCAAAACATACAACAACTTTTAGATTACGCTGATGTGGATAAAACTATATCAGGATTTTTAACCAAATTTAGAAATTCATTTTTAACTTCTATACCTGATACACTAGATGGTGATGTTAACAAAAGAAACCTAATTAAAAATATTAAATCACTTTATCAAGCAAAAGGTACAAAACGTGCAAGTGAAATATTTTTTAAACTATTATTTAATGAACAGGCAGAAATAAGATATCCAAAAGATAATATTTTAAGAGTATCCGATGGTAAATGGGATACAAAAAAAATATTACGTTGTTTAGAAATAGGAAGTTCAGACGCTACAAATCTTGTAGGACAAACTATTACACAAGCAGACGATCCTACTGATTCATCTATCAACGAGGCTACAGCAGTGGTTGAAGACGTATTTAAATTTATTATTGGTGGTGTTACTGTTGTTGAATTAGTTTTGGGAGATACGTCTGTAAATGGTACTTTTATCGCTGGTCAAACAATTACAGGTGTTGATAACACAGACTCAGATGTAACTGTATCTGTTACTATCACAGGTATTATTGATAGTAAAGTTATTACAAATGATGGTGCTTTATATAATGAGGGTGATGATATTGCACTTACAGCTGGTGGCACAGGTTCTTCATTAAAAATAGGACCTGTAGGTCCAGGTTCAATACAAGAAGTTGTAATTGATGATGGTGGTACAGGATATGAAATAGGTGATATTATTAACTTTAGTTCTGGTAATGCGTCAGCAAAAGTTTCAGTTGTAAATGGTGGAGTAACATTAGAAGATGATGGTGGTCAATTAGTTTTAGAAACAGAAACAACAGCAACGGATCCATATCATGGAGATAAAGTAGTACAAGAAAGTGGCACAGGTGTTGGAGATATTACAGATGTAAGAATGATTGATAATGGAAATGGTTTTATTTCGTTACCAACTTTAACTGTTACATCTTCATTAGGTTCAGGTGCTAAAGTATTAGCATATGGAACAGAAATAGGAAGAGCATTAACTATTAATGTTGTTGAGGCTGGTTATAATTATCAAGCTTCACCTGGACCAACAATTGTAATGCCTACATATCTTTTAGTATCAGATATAGTAGGTTCATTTACTGTAGGTGAAAGTGTTTCAGGTTTAGGTTCAGATGGTTCATCTACAATTACTGCAACTGTTGTATCTTTAAATTCTAATATAAACGTTTTAAAATTATCTGGTGCATCAGGTACATTTGGTACTGATGTAACAATAACAGGTTCAGGTGGTGCAACTGCTACAATAAGAAGATTACAACAATCAACAGCAATAGTTGGTGTTTCAGCAGTTATTACAACTGATGGTGCATTTTTAAATGAAGATGGTTGGGTGTCTGAAGATACAATGAGAATACAAGATAGTTTATTGTATCAGGACTATTCATACATTATAAAAGTTGGAAGATCAATTAATGAATGGAGAGATAGTTATATTAAAACACTTCACTCTGCTGGTTTTTATTTTCAAGGTGAAATATCTATTGAAACAAGATTAAATGCTCAAGTAAGAAGAGTCACTGGTATAAATTCTGGTGTTACAGAAATACTAAGATCAGTTCTATCTAAATTATATTCTACAATTGTTGGTCGTAGATTAGGAACAGAAACAGATGGTACCACATTAAGAGCAAATGCTAAATTGGGTGTGTCAGCTGATTTAAATGATGGCACAATTACACAGTTTGATAAAACAACCAGAGATGTTACTTTAAAAACACAACCTATGCATATAGATTATGTAAGTAGAGTTAGAAGAAACTTACCTAACTCATTAGGTGGTTTAACAAATGTAAGACAAGGATTTGCATATGCTGGGCCAAGATTTGGTGTTTTAAACAGATTTATTAATACTGCTTTTGGAGTTACTGCAAACTCAGCTTTAAGTAGTAGTGGTATTACTTTTGCAATATTAAATGATATTAAAGTACAAGGAACAAGAACATCTTTAGATGGTTCAAATGCAATTTTTTTAATGACTTCAAGTGAAGAAGGAAGAAAACTTAAAACAAACTTTACAATTCCTGCACAAATAGGCGATGTATCACAAAATACAATGGATGAAACAACAACAACATTTGATAATACTAATGTTACAATGGATGCAGGATAACATATAAATAGTAAGAGAGAGTTATGGCAAAACAAACAATAAACATCGGAACAATTGCAAATGACGGCACAGGTTCAACACTTCGAGCCGCTGGTGATTTAATTAACGATAACTTTAATGAAATCTATTCATCTATTGGAGATGGTACAACTTTAACAAATATATTAGCTGTTGGATATATTACAGCGTCATCAACTGACACTTTAATTAATAAATCAGGTAATATATCACAATGGACAAACGACTCTGGTTATCTTACTTCATTCTCAGAAACTAACGATTTAACATCAGCAGTTACTTGGGCAAATGTTCCTGATGTTAATATTACAGAATCAAGTGTCACTCAGCATCAAGCTGCTATAAATTCAGGTGTTTCTATTACAGAAAGTCAGATAAGTGATTTACAAAGTTACATAACTGCAAGTTCAACAAATACACTTACAAATAAAACATTCAATGCAAATGGCACTGGTAACTCAATTTCAAATATAGAAGTTGCTGATTTAGCGTCTGGTGTTTTAGATACGGATTTAAATTCAGTTTCATCTTTAGATAATACTCTTGCATCAGCAAAAGCAATTAAAACTTATGTGGATACAATTGCAGCTGCGGGTATTCATTACCATGATCCTGTAAGAGTAGAATCTCCTACAAATTTAAATGCAGCTTACAATAATGGAACTGCTGGTGTAGGTGCAACATTAACAAATTCAGGTACTTTAGCGGCTATCTCAATAGATGGTGTTAGTTTGTCTTTAAATGATAGAGTTTTAATTTACAATCAAACAAATGCAGCTCACAATGGTGTGTATTATGTATCAACTGTTGGTGATGGTGCAACTGCTTGGGTATTAACAAGAACAACAGATACAGACAGTTATGGTGCTTCTAATCCAGATGCTTTAGGAGAAGGTGATGCATTTTTCGTAAGAGAAGGTGCTACAGGTGCTGGTGAGTTATATGTAATGACTACAAGTGGTACAATTACATTTGGAACTACAAACATTACATTTTCTGTAATTGCTGAAACAGCAGTATATTCAGCAGGTCAATCTTTAACACTATCTGGAACAGAATTTTCAGTAACAGCAGGTTCTATTAGTTCTACACAGTTAACAAGTGCTGTTCAACTACAAATACTAGATAGTTCTGGATCAGTAGTTAAATCACTATATGGTTCAGGATCGTAATAAAATGATTATAAATATAAATGAGGAATAAGAAATGCCAGCAATTATAACAAACAAATTTAGAATGAACAATGCGGAACAGTTTCAGGAATCATTTTCTGAGGCTTCTCCAACAGTTTACTACTTAGGAATTGGTAGAGCACAAGAATTTGGTACTTTAACAAGACCAGACGGAAGAACAGACTACGAAGGAACTGAGTCTGCACCAATTACACCAGCAGATAGTGTATTAAACGAATTTAAAAATTAT